ACAGAGCAACCTGGGAATCTAAGTTTGATTCTTTCAAGGTAGATCGTATGAGGGTGGGCATGCAACAGGTGGACCAAGCAACCTATGGTTACTTGGGTACCAAAGACCTGTCAATAAAGAAGGAAGTTTTGCTCAAGCGCAATGACCCCACGTGGGCAGCGCGAGTCATATATGCGGGGAACGACGTTTTCAACGCAATGACCGGACCCGCCATGATGGCAACGATGCAGCGCCTTGAGGAGCTGCTCAAGACCAACGTACTTGGGGGAGTCAAGTTTTGCACCGCATATAAGAAATCGGACACAACTTTAGCCAAATTCATCGAACAAGATAACGGCAAGTACCCACACACAGTGGAAGGCGATTACAGCGCCAATGACAAACACCAGCGGGAAGGAGTTCATTTACTTCTCGACCGCTTTCTGGCCAAGATCAACATGCCACTGTGGCTACGTAGGCTTTACTTGGAAAACAACAAGTTCAAAGTCAGATCATTCAAAATGGGAGTGCAAGCAGTCCTTAAAAACCAGTTACCGACTGGCACCACGTTCACCACACCTCGCAATTCAGTTTACAACATTCTCATGTTTGTTGTTTCTTGTCAACAACAGAATCTGCGGGCCATTGCCCTTGTTTTGGGTGATGATCTTCTTGCACGAACTGACAAGAAGATGTGTCTTGAACAGTGGAAGTCCACGGTTGGCCGGTTCAAAATGGTGTTGAAGCCAAAAGCCCCACGCATGCGTGGTGGCGCTACTTTCCTTTCCAAACGCCTCATCACCGATGTTGAGAACCCTTGCATGGTTCCGTTGGTTGGTAAGGCTTTGGCAAGGTTCAACGCCAGAGCAATTTACAAGGAGGACCAGACACATTCACAGTACATGGCCGGCAAAGCGTTGTCATACGCTTACGAGTTCCGGCATGTGCCTTTTCTTCGCGATTTCTTTTTGTGTCGCTACGTTTCAGAAGACAAAAGCCAGATGTCACTTGACGAGCTTTCTTGGAACACCAAAACCGCAGGGGTAGATTTGTCTAACATTGTCCAGGCCATTAAAGATGAGCGGGTCGTCATTTCAGATGATGATTTCCGCGACTGGGCTATGGAGACTTACGACCTGGGTTTGGTGGACCTTGAAGAGATTTGCGAGATGGTCATCTTAAGCGACCAACCGGAGATGATAACACATCCCTCTGTGCACAATTTATCCATAGATTGGTAGCACCCCTCAGTGTTCGGGTAATCCGACCCATTACTGGGGTTAACGCCCGCCGGACGCTACTGCACGCAACCCCT